AGCTCTACAATCCGTTTCCCAACTAACAACTTGCAGTCCGTGTGTGAGGCAGAAAATAGAAAAGTCACCCAAGCTTTTAAGAATTCTGCATCATCGTAAATCCAATTCTTTTGCAGCTTTCGATGTAGATAGATAAACCCCTCACTCACTGTCCAGTTCCCTCTTAGCCTTTAGATAGGCTGCTGTATCCTTGTTGCTTGGATTGCTCCGTTGGTTCTCGTAAAGCCACACGATGTCTCTTTGCAGCTCGAATCGATCCTTCTCTGGTGGTGTCGATCCGTCAAACCAGAGATCGCTGACATTGATTTCCAGAGCTTTGCAGATGTCCTTGATGTCACAGCCTGACCAGCATTTGACCAGCCAAGCCTTGTCTCCACGGACGATCTGAAGCGAAGGTGAAGAGTCATCATGAGCAGGACAGCAGGCTTTCCACTTCTTTCTGGTGATTTTCTGCAGTCCATTGAGCTTCTCAAAAGGAATCATTGGAAAAGGTCATGACCCTCGTGGATTACCTTCCATTCGAGAATCCAGAACCTTCTCGGCTCTTCCGTGGCATCCTCATAAACGATCAGGTTCCGCTCACCAGCCTGCTCTTTCTTGAGCATCTTCTGGATCGCTCCCTGGCTAACGTCAAACATCTCAGCCAGAACATACTGATTGACGTTCTCAGATAGCATGAACTCACTTAGGCTCATGCCAACATCACCTGGGTTTATCTTGCTCATATATCAAATATACCTAAGCTATATTGTGAAAATAAAAAAAACTTATATCCGGTCGTACATTGAGGAGGCTTCTCGCAATGATTTGAGATCGTCTGCGACTTGATTGTGTGCTCTCAAGATGTTCTTTATTGCTGCGTGAGCTTTGGAGGCATTACTACCCGACATCAATGCGCTAGGAGATATATCCAACACCTCAGCAATCTCCAGTATTTCATGCAGATAGAAATCTTTGTTATTAGCACCACGCTCTTTTTCGCTGTAGGTTCGATAGGCCATAGACAGCGCATCTGCCATGTCATGCTGGCTCATTCCTGCTTTTTTACGCAACGTAGCAATGCGACGATGAATCGTCCGTAAATCATTTTGCACAACTTCTGAGCAGTCTTGGGGCATCAGGCGAACACCAACGTCAATATTTTCCAGACTTCATAGGGTTTCTGTAATCTTCTGGCTTCTTCAAGCAGCATGACCTCTCGACCGGATTTGGCAGTTTTTTTCACCAAAGCGAAAGGTGGATCAACAGTTCCTCGATCATTAATGTCTACACATAGCATCTTTAATCGCTCTGATGCTTTTATCCTCTGAGTTGGCCCTGCCCCTTCAAAAATGACTTCTTCATCGATGTTGACCAAAAAATAAGCACTTCTCGTCGCCCTCATGACGCTCTTCAGCGTTCCTTTTCCTGGCGCAGACAGCGTGTATCCAGTCTCCCAAACCTGTGCGGAGACCTCTGGCTCAACGACCGAGACGTCACCCCCTACTTCATTCAATATACTCAGAGCTGCAATATCAGAGGGCTTTATTCGCTCTCGGAGCATAGAGCTAACTACTCCAGGACTCCACTTGAGCTTTTTCGACAGAGCACTTTTGCTCATGCCTATACGTTGCAGGTTCTTTTCGACTTCTTTTACAAATTTTTGATGATTTTTTATTGGCATGGTTGCGTGGTAATTACTATACGGATTTTTTATTTTATTGGTATGCACCAAAAGTGCATAAAATGCGTCAGAAATTTGACGTTTTGTATTATTTCACTGTGTTTTTACTCTGGCAAGTTTCAGGCAATCTTTCAAGCCTGTAATTCCCGTTGGTATTTTTGAGATACCTGGGCTATATTCGCAGCCCATGAACGAATCTCAGATGATCAGAAAAGCTTTTGCGGCATACAGTGCCAAGAAAGCGAGTCAGGGCATAACGTACGAGCAGAAAGACCTTGCTCGTGATTTGGGTGTCAGTCCTGGCTTTATCAGTCACCTAATGACTGGCAAGAACGAACTCTCGCTCACGCGCGCAATAAATCTAGCGAGAATCCTCGATTGCCATGTGTCCGATCTTTCGGACAGATTAGCGACTGAACTGTCCGCAAATGCAGCAGGAATAAAACTCGCAGACAAAACTGCCTATAAAACTGTTGCTTACATTTGTGGAGATGTAGTGGACGCAATTAGAACAATATTGAAAGGCAAGGCCGTTAGCATCGATGAATACCTGCACTGGCCCCATGAACATTCAGATAAGACCTATGCCCTCGAAGTCACTAGCAGGGCGATGGAACCTAGAATCAAAGCAGGAGCTGTTGTGATCGTCGATACGGAACGTAAAGACGAGGTGGGTAAGGTAGCTGCACTGATTAGGAACGACTCTCTGGTGCTGGCTGAGAGCCAAGGAGATGGTGTCTACAGACTAGAGAACCAGACCTTCCCCGATCCTACTTTTAAGATGTCAGACGATGATGTTTTCGTTGGTCTGGTCATTGGGCAGCAATCTGCTGAGGTCTAAAAAAAAATTATCTAACGAATATAGCTGAGATATATCTAATATAGTTTAGTGAAGGAGCGAGCACTTTTGGTGCATGAATTATGGAAATAGAAAACAAAACGCAACAAGTGCAGCAAGTGTTACAGACACCAATCAGAACCTCTGAGCAGATCGACAAGCTCGCAGATGCTCTGGCTCAGGCTCAAAGCCAATTACACAACGCAGCGAGAGACGATCAGGGACACCATGCCCAATACGCCACGATAGTCTCCGTAACGGACACGATTCGGCCCGTTCTTAGCAAGCAAGGCATTGCCTATACCCAACACCTTACTCAGCGTAGAGAGGCTGAAAAGTGGTCATTTTGCTGTACTACGAGGCTAATGCATAAAAGCGGACAGTGGATCGAGAGCACCATGTCCAAGCCTATCGACTTCACAAAGAGCAATCAGCAAAACGACTTCGAATACGGGAAGTCAGCAACTTATATGCGTCGATATTCCCTTTTTGCCATCTGTGGCATAGGAGCTGGTGAAGACCCCGAGGAAGACCATAAAGACACAGGTTCCCAAGCAGCCTCAAAGCCTAGACCTGGAAAGAAGGCTGGCAAGAAAGCACCTGCAAAAGCAGAACCCCCTGCCCCAACCCTACAAGAACTTACCAACGGATACGTCGAACGGATTAATGCGTCAATGCAAGCAGCTGATGAAAGTGGTTGGCTGAAGATTCAAGAGGAAATCAAAGCAAGCACTGTAGAGGGCTTAGAAGCCTCGATGGTGAACTTTTTGCAAGAAGCCAGTCTTTGGTGGGCAGAACATAAGCAGCCGAAAGGAGACAACCCCTTTGGCTAGAGGTGTCAACACATTACAGGACGCTGCTAACGATCCCAGAAGAGTTGGTGCTGTAACAGCGTCTGAGGCCGCTGAGGGTCTGATGAAGACCAAAGCTGGCAAGTTCCCCTCTACCCGTGATGCTTACGCTGTACGGTTGGCAACAGAACGGGTCACTGGGACAAAGGAAAAGAAGTGGCGAGAAGATGATGACCACGAAAGTGATCTGCCACGGAAACCGCATCAAGTCAGACGAGGAATAGCCCTTGAGCCTGTTGCATTAGAGATGGCAGAGGAGCGGCTAGGTCAGGAGATCGTCGATGTTAAATTTGACCTGCACAAATCAATTCCCTTCTTCGGTGCATCACCGGATGGAATTGTTCACATGGAGAACTGTTTGGTTGAGGTCAAAGCACAGAACCGAGTTCACCATGCCAAAACTCTGCTCAGAGGTGAAATCCAACAGAAGTATCAATTCCAAATGCTTGTGCAGCTTGCTGTCTGGACTGACTACAAAGAAGTCCTCTTTCTGAGCATTAATCAAGAAAACTGGCTGAACAAGAAGCAGGAACTGGCAATGGTTAGTTTCAAACCGTCAGAGGATCAAATCAAGGAAGTCGAGTCGGATGTCATCGAGTTCCTGAAAGAAGTGAAAGACATCGAAAACCAATTGAGGGCAATTAAGTGAATCAAATAAGTATCGTCGGACACATCGGGAAGATTGAGGAGCTAGGTGCTGCTGGGGAAATCCCTGCGATAAGCTTCGGTGTCTGCACCAAAGACTACATGGGAAAGAAAAAAGGCACAGTCGATAACTGGCATACAGTGAATGTGATCGGAAACGATGCTGCGTATCTGGATAGAAATCGAGATAAGGCAAAGAAGATTGCTGTCACTGGCAAGCTTATTTTTGATCAGTGGGAGACCTCCGATGGTCAGAAACGAGTCAAAGCAAAGATATATGCTGAATCAGTTGAGCTGCTCGATTGGAAGAATGAGGGAGAACCTTCGGCAGCCCCAAAGCTGCAATTCCCAGGATGATTGATGCGGCTCGAAGAGCAGACATCAGAACGGTTCAAAATATGCCGTATGTATGCTTTCCGTTAGATTGCATTTGTTCGTGTGGATTTGATTTTGTCGATTATCCGAAAGCTTATAAAGAAATCATCACAGGCTGTCCAAGATGTGCGAGGTCTTATTGTGAGTGACAACATCGTAAGAAGTACAAAGAACTATTCGATATTCAAAACAATGAATGGAAACCGTATCGTCTCACGGGGTCATCTGAAAAAGATGCAAACGTCTATGGCTGAGAAGTACATTCCAGTGCCTATCATCGTGAACGAGAAGAACCATGTGATCGACGGTCAGCATCGTCTTGCTTCTGCTGAGGCTTTGAATATGCCGATCCATTACATCGTCATCGATGGATTGAATTTGCACGATGTCCAGAAACTTAACTCGACCTCTCGCAGATGGACAAACGACGATTTCATGGACAGCTACTGCGACCTAGGTCTGAGTGATTACCTAGCCTATCGAGAGTTTAAGGAACGACATGGCTTCCCTCATCACTGCAACTTCATGATGCTTGCAGGGCCAAAGAACGAAGTCCTGCCACAGCATACCTTCCATCAGGGGAAGATGCGTCTATCGGCAGAGAACCTAGAATGGGCTGATAAAGCTGCTGTGATGATCATGCAGATTGCAAAGTTCTATGAAGAAGGTGAATGCAAAGACGGTCGAGGAAGCAAGAAGTTTGTTGAGGCTTGCTGCAGGGCTTTCAGAGTTCCCGAATACAAGCACCAGACAATGTTGAGCAAACTCAAAACATCTAAGAAAAGACTGCGTAGGTTTAACAACGTACAAGATCACACTCGTCAGCTTGAGGAAGTCTATTTCTACAAGGCACGAGGCAAGAAATTCAGGCTGGATTGAGATGTTGTACGAAATTGAAAAAGGAGTGCTGCTTAATGACACCCCAAATCATCATTTGAAGTTTGTCTTCGATATGGAGATTGGTGACAGCTTTGCATACAAATCAGATGATCATACCGTCTGGCCCTACTTGCTTTATGTAATGCGACAAACAGACTTCATATTCACAACTCGAAGAGACAAATATGACATCAATGTGCGTAGAGCTTGGAGAGTTGAGCCACAAGGTCACGATTGGGATTTAGATTTGGACAAAACATTCCTTAAATGGGGAGAAAGAAATCCGTTGGTCAACAGGACTCTTACTTGTTTCCAAATGGACAACCTTTGCACGATCGGAGATTTGACAAGTAGGACAGAGGAAGATTTGAGAAGCATCCCTAATTTCGGGAACAAGTGCCTGGACTTAACAAGAACAGTCCTGGAGGCAAGTGGTTACAGTTTACTGGAAAGCTAAAACGTGAAATCAAGATTCGTCCACAGAAAGCGATACATAGAAGATATGAACATATCTGAAGACATCTGGAAGAAGTGGTCTTCAGATATGCAGCAGGGCAAGGAATTCATCAGAGTCGGACAACAGACGTTCGTCGATGTAGAGGAAGCAGATAAATGGTTAATAAAGAAATCAGAAACAAAACAGAAATGCCGCACCACCTCCATATAAATGGAGATGCAATACGAATAATCATTAACAAAGCCGGTTACAGCATTAACGCAACCATTTCTGGCACTCGCTGGACGAACAAGCGAGACATTGCCAAGAGCGAAAAGATCAGAGACGAATGGCTGTATCTTATCTCGCAAGGCAAACCGATCAAGCTAGAGAAGTCTGATCACGTTGCCGTCCCTTCTAAATATCTGACATTCCGTGAAGCTGCTGAGAAGTATTTACTCATCGGAACTGAGCACTGTGCTCCTGCAACCATTAAAGATTTCAAGAAGCATCTCAACGCTCACTGGCTCCCTGCTTTTGGAAACTACGACCTGGAAGAGATCACTACTGAGCTGATCCAAGAATACTTTGCAGACAAGAAGCTTGAAGGTCACAACTATTCATCAAAGACAAAGACCAACTATCTGCAAATTCTGAACAACGTCTTTGCTCACTACAGAATGCGATCTCCTGGTTTTGGAGTTGTCTCTGCAAAGGGCAAGAAAGCAAAAGAGAAGAAGCCTATTGGTCGATACAAGCCAGATCAGATCAAGGAGCTGATTGCTGCTTGTGATCGCAATGGTCGATCTGGCTTCAATATAAGACTCTACTTCACCATATTTATCGGTTGCGGATTACGACCCCAGGAACTGCTCGTTCTCAAGTGGGACGATTACGATGGAGAGTATCTGCACATTCGCAGAGCTTTGTCTGACTATAAGATCGCTCCCCCTAAAACTGGAACTCGACGCAAGGTCTTTGTGCCAGCCTGGGTTCGATCTGAGCTACGAGAAGCTCCTTCACGGTTTGCTAAGGGATGGGTCTTCCCCAATACAGCAGGCAAGTTCTCCGTGAAGCCAGAGATTTACAACGAGGAATGGGCAAAGGTTCACGAAAAGATCGGTCTTGCCTATGGTGACATCTATGATGAAGACACAGGTGAGCTTTTGATGGTCAGGGTTCCTTATACCTGCAGACACACAAAAGCTGCTGAACTGCTGTCAATGGGTGTACCTCATGCCAAAGCAGCCCAGCAAATGGGACATTCTGTGCAGATGTTTCTGGAGATTTATTCAGAGTTTATCGAGGAGTTCAGTGGAGTGGACAACTCGATCCTGGAGTCCAACATTCAGATCAAGTGAAAACAGAATTTTACTATTTTTTTACTATTTTGACCCCCAACTCCTCTGGAGGCCGCATGGTTATTGGCGGAGGAGGAGAGATTCGAACTCTCGTCCTACCCTTCTGTGACCCTTTGTGGCACTTTCTTGCACTTATTTAAGTTATTGATCTAGCTCTCAAAAGTGTGAATCAGTGCCACTTAGTGCCACAGCGGTGTAAGGGCTGTGTCAGGTCAATTTTACTAATTTTTTTACTATTCTACCGGACTGAACTTTCAACTTTTGTCCGCTAATTTGGCATCTGTGCTTGCAGTCTTTCTTGCTCCTCTTCCCGAGCAGCCTCTTCTCTAAAAAACAGCACCAACTCTGCAGCAGTTGCATTCCTGAGAGCAGCCACCTTCTTCGGGCTATTCTTGTAATAGAGCTTAACCAATTCAGCCTGGACTGCTCTGTCAGCCCCTGCTTCGAGCATATTCTGCAATCTCTCAGGTCTCATTCCCCCAACGAGCAACATATCTCCAGCAGCCCTCATAGCTTGCTCACGAGCTTGTTCTGAGTTCACTCGACCAAAGTTAGTCATTATTTTTTCCATCTGCCTAGCTATCGCAGATGTCGGAGCCTGTAGCAGATTCTGCGTAAACTGGATCGCTTCTTCGATAGTCGTGCCAGTTTCAAATTGCTGCACTGTTGTGGAATTAGCTTGCGCTGCCCTCCTGGTCAACCTGAACTCAACTTCAGTCTCCATATATTTCATAAAGTCTTCGAATTGTATTCTGCCAACCTCGTCATCTTGGAATAAGGCTCTCAAGCGTTCTCTCTCAGACCGACTCCTATAGATAGCTCGCATCGAATCCGCTGTGATGGTTTGATCATCCATTCGCTTGATAAGCGCATCCTTTGCCCCTAATCGGAACATTCTCAGCTCTGCCTGCCCTAGCGTCTCAGTGAAAAGCTTAATGTCTCTAGGGCTGAGAGCGTTCTGTCCTGAGCGTGTGAATGTCTGACCAAGCCTAACTGCTTCCTCAAGAGTCTGACGCTCAGAGAAAAGCTGACGAGCTTCTGCATAGCTTGGATACATCTGATCGGCTTCTTCGATCAGTTGCTTTTTCTGCAAAGTTATCTGTCGAGCTAAATTAGGCTGATTCGTAGCCAGTGCTGCTCCGACCATATCGTCCATCTGACGCTTGGTGAAGTCTATGACATCAAAATAACTTATATTATTTCCTGCTTTTATCTCATCGATAATGTACTGATCAGCAGCTTGCCTAGCCTTTCCAAGAGAACTTCGCGGATTTTGAACACCAACTTCCATTCGCTTGTTCATTTGTGGGCTGAAGATACTAAATTGTCCACCGACAAGATCACCATCCAATCTTGGAATTGGTCTGAACCTTTCTGCATCTGGCATCGTCCGGAGGACATCGGTGTTCCAGATTTGATACCACGTTGTTCCGTCACTTTGAGGTATCTTCACACCGTCATAACCCATACTGCGGAGCTGATCGTCGAAATACCTGTCAGTCATATCCAAATCGGCAAGATTCACCTTAGATTCATCAATCTGACGTTTGACGATGGCTCCCTGTCCCGCAGCACTTACTTCGCCAATATTTGGGTTCGTCGTAAAATAAGCACTGTTATCTCCTGTCCTGTTCAAATCAAAACCAGATTGCTCGATCTGTCGAGCTGAAGAAGTGCTTGTCCCGTGATATATGTCTTTGTCGAAGCCTTGTGTGAGGTCTAGCTCACCCTGACCTTCATTAGATGTCCGACCACCAAAACCTTCGGCTTGAGCTTGTCTGTATGCCCTTGAGATTTCAGGTCGAGTCGCAAGCTGTAACCTAGCAATTTCATCTTCAGCATTTAACCCAGGAACACCAAAGCTCGTATCGAACGTACTATCCAACTGCCCTTTGATTCGGTCGTATTGTGCAACATCTCTTGCATTTAACAGCCTAGTTGCATTGCCCTGGAGCTGCTCACTTTTATTCATTAAACCGCGCAGCCAAAGCCTGAACGTGTCATCAGCATCGGCTGGAATCGCAGCAGGGTTTGCTTGATACAGATCATCGTATCTACGCATGATCTCATCAGGTGTCTTGCCACTTGCAATCAACATCCTGCCGATGATCTTTTCCGCACCTTCATTAGTAAAGGTAGATAGATTCTCCATCCCTGCTGTAAATGGCCCTGGGCCACTAAAAATGTCATCTAGGAAATTGGCTGCAGCAGCAACTCCACCTTGCAACTCACCCTGCCGTAAGGTTGGGACAAGCACTGGAGCCATGAACTCTGTCAGTGTCGAAGCCAGAGGGCTGTCGGTTTGACTTTCAACTACCGCAAGTGATGCCCCAGTGGTGACCCCTTCAACGAAGTCTCTCTGTACATTGCCACCTGCTGCCAGTTCTCTGAGCACACCCTGACCAGCACTCTCACTATACTGACCAGGGCCAAAGCCTGTCTTTCCACCTCGGTCTACGAAGGCTAAAAAGTCATCCCCACCTCTTACACCGATCTGACTAGCAGCAGCCGCTCTCGTTCCTGCACCACCAGGGACAGCCGTTTGACCTAAGTCCGTGCCTAGCTCCAAAGCTCGACCCAACACCTCGTTACCCTGACCGAGAACCTGATCATAGTTTCCTTGCAGATCGACACCAATTCCTAGCTTCTGTTGTGCAGTTTCTGACAGGCTAGGCAGCCTTGTTGCAGACCCTGACAGAGATAAGATTTCGTTTATTGTGTCCGTTCCCAAGAAATCCAGAAGCTGAAGCGTGTTCATGTTCGCTCTGTTTGCAATAACCTGTAGGCTTTGCACACCAGGGAGTTTTCTTAGGTTTGCATCGATCTTCGAAACCAGAGGGTTATCTGAATCGAATCGAGGCTGGAACGGTAATGGATTCCCATCTTGGTCGTACAGATTTTTGCCAGTGACAGGATCAACTGCTTGTGCTTCGCTACCCATTTACGTCACTCTCCTTTTTTGAAGAATTGTGGCTCAGAGCCTTGTGGCTCAAAGCGATACAGAGTGCCATTCGGAATCGAATCATCGGCTTCAATGCTGTCAATGTCGGCTTGTGATCTAGCAATAGGCATTGAGGGAGGATTTGAACTCGATGTTGCACTAGCAGTCCCAGAACTACCTGGGTAAGCAGTGTTAGCTTGCATCTGCCTTTGCCTTTGTGCTGTATATAAATCTTCAATTGCCATTCCGCTCTCTGCAGCTCTACTGACATCCTGACGCGCTGTTCTTAGGTAGTTTGAATAATTAATCATTTCGTTTAGAAGCTTTTGCGTCGCAGCTTTTTGCCTTATCAAATGATTACGATATTCCTCTGTGGTGTTGAATTGAGGCATTTCTGTCGTTAGCGCAAGTTCTAGCTCAGACTGGTTTAGCTGACCGAAATTGCTTCTACCAATCAATGCAAGACCAAGCTGTGCAGCGAGTGCAGAGAATGCTTTGTTTGGCCCTGACCTAAATATGTCGGGCAAGATGGCATCAAGAATGCCAGGAGTCGCACCTTCCTCATCGATCTCAGCAAGCATCCGATCATAAATATTCATCGTGTCTTGCAAGCCATTAGTCTGCGTGATTGTACTTGTCAGACGATCTTGCATAGCATTTGCTGCATTTTCAGCAATCCTAGCCTGCAGTTCCCTTTCTGCTTCGTTGTCAGCATCAAGCGCAGCATGAACACCTCTTGCATGAGCAACTGCTAGTGGATCAGTGATCTCCTGCGCTGCTTGAACAATGTTTCCTTCTTCGTCTCTTTTTTCGGGTACGAGGAAAGTCATGCCTCCTTGATCGTCTTGACGGAAAACCGCTCCCGTATCAAACAGTTCTGTTTGAATGCTAGTCCTGGGAGCTGCCAGTCGTTGTGCATTTGCAGCCTCTATATCCTGCGCCTGGAACGCCTGAGCAAGCTGCATAGCTCTTGCGGGGTTTATCCTTCGAGCAGCAGCGACTGCAGCAGCACGACCAGCAGGAGTGTTTAGATTGAGACCCTGCACTTGCTGTTGGAACAACTCAGCCTCATTTGCAAAGCGTCCAGGGTTTCGTTGTGCCAAACCTCTTCTCAAGTTTTCAAATCCTTGAGCAGTAAGCCTTGCAGCCATCTGTGCAGTCGGTGCTCCTGGGCTTTCTGGGGCAACACCAGTCAACATTGCTGACGTTCTTCTTGCGATCTCATTTTGGGTTTTAAGTGCAGGATCAAGAAATTCAGTCAACTGCTGATCAATAAGATCACCACCAATAAGTAAATCGGATATTTTTCCAGCCATGAATTTTCTCCTAGTCGATTCCCATCATCTCAAGATAGTCGTTGATCGACATTCCGCTCGACTGTGAATTGTTTTGCTGCCCCAGCAGGAGGTTGATTAGAGCTTCTGCCTGAGCAAGTCTCAGATTGCCAGCACTCTGCTCTGTTCCTAAGTCATAATTGAGTGCAGCAAGTCCTGCATCTCTTTCATATCCAGCAAGCTGACGATTTGCAGTTGTAGCAATATCACTCGCTTGCAGTCCTAGAGTCGAAAGATCGGCCAATGTAGTCGCTGGCAAGAACGCATCCTGTAGCATTCTGGAGGTTGCTGCAGTGCCGATATTAGTCTCATCGAGTTGAGCACCAATACCGCCCAGAACTTGATCAGAAAGCAACTGAGCACCTGCTCTGGCTTCCTGTAGTCCTGCCAGACGCTGATTAGACAAGTCCATAGCCTCTTGCCTTGCTTGAGTAATAGCAGACACTGCATCAGCACTACGTTGCTCCTGGATCGCTCTCTGCAAAGCAAGCTCTTCCGGTGAACCACCATATTGTGCAGTTCTAAGACCACCTCGACCCTGAGCAAACAACTGCTGATCAAGGTTCACCCTTGCCTCCTCATTACCAGGCTCTCTGAGGGCTTGTAGACGGTCGAAAATGTCTTGCTCTCTGGAGGCTACACCTGCAGAAGTAAATGGATCGGTGAGGCTGACATCGCTTCCAACGAGGTCTCTAACTAACTGCTCACGCTCACTCAATCCACCTTCATTCAGCAAATTGCCTTTGATGTCAGATGTCCCAGTGATTGCGTTAATAAAGTTCTGACGATTTGCTCTCTGATCGATAGTAAGCTCACCAGTTACCGGATCGACCGATGGCTTGAAGATAGCGTTATAAGCAGCCTGGGCATTGTTGGTTAGATTGGTCTGGAAATTAGCTAATGAAGGATCAGTGCTATATGTAGCCCCCCCGAACTGGTCGAAGCTTACTGAACCAGGGCCAGCAGTAACCGTGAAAGGATTGAACTTGCCAGTTTCCTTGACGTTGCTAATCAGATTGTTGCTGCGAGTCAGAGCATCATCACCCAAATTCTCTAACCTATTGATCGCAACATTACCCAAGCCGACTTGAGCCAAGCCAGCTAGGTTTGTGGGATTACTTATGAAAGTGTGGAACGGATTGTGAGCCATTAGTAAGTCCCTCCGTCAATCGTTGTCACGCTTGTCGTGCCAGTCACAGTCAGATTCGCAACTGTCACAGTGCCAGTGAATGTCGGAGATGCTGTGTTGCTCTTGCTGTTCACTGCAGTCTCGATCAGATCGAACTCAGCATCGATCTCAGACCCCTTCACAACCTTCAAAGCGTTGCCGGATGTCAGGCTATCTTTTGAAGTGAAATTGGTTGCTTTAGTGTAATTGCTCACTACCTTTCTCCTATATCATCCTTCCAACTAAGCTCTGCACATTGAGCTGCTGGATGGCAATTTCTTTACCATTCACGGTTGTTTCCAGTCCAATCTGCACGACAGTCCCAGACCCACTGGCATTGATTCTCTGCGTGTTAATCAAAACCGAACTGGAGCTGTATTCTGCTGTCGTGTTGTATTCGCTGATATTGTATTGAGCAGCGTTAATAGCAGGCAGAGAGAATGCTCTCTTCGTGTAGTCTGCCGAATAGTCGTATCCATACTGCAAAGACACCCTGGCATCAGAGCCATTGAATGTCGTTAGATTGATCTTCTTCAAAAACTTCAGCCTGGAGCTGTCACCGAAATCTAGCGGATGAGAGAAATAGCTCATCGTGTACGAAGTTCCATCATCCTGGTGGGTGTCATACTTTGCCAGACCATCCTCGACCCCAAAGTACAACTCCTCGTCATCAAATAGATACATCGAAAGAGGCTCGATCCCACTCCAGGTTGTAGCTCGGAAACTGCCATCTTCAAGCGGAAATCTGGTGTCGAAGACAAATAAACCACTGACACCAGTGAACACACACAAAATGAAAGCATTGTTCGGATCGAAGACCATCTTGAGATTGTCACCATCACTGGCAATGAATGCCTTGATGTCGAAGTTGACGTTCCTGCTGATGTCTCCAATCGGAGCAGATTTCTCTTGGATCGTTCGACCTAAGCTTCGAACACCAGAAAAATCAGTAAAGATCACATCCTTACCAGTGTTGACTACCGCATCTCTGTTGATTGCACCAATGTTGCTGATGACATCAGCCAGAGTCATGGTTGCTGGATCGTCAGCACCTTCATAAATCAATATATTCTGCTGACCAAATATGATGAGCAGATTGTTGTGAGCCATCAGAGCAGTGATTACGTCATAGCCAGAGGGCCAGACATTGGTCAAATCGAGACTACCAGCAGAGCCAGTTGACCAATCGACGCCATTGAGCAAGTTGCTCCAATAGATCGTTTTCTTGTTGCTAGAGGTATCAGCAGCCCACAACCTACCGTAAGCACCCAGAACAATGTGAGCACTTGGTGGCGTCCCTGCAGCACTTGCATGAGCAGTGATCTTGGTCAGAGCACTGGTTCCAGCATCATAGACCAAAGGCTCATGACCTCTTTGAAATAGGTAGTGATCATCGTTCAAAGTAGCAGATGACCAGTTGTTTGCCGTGATGGTATATGAACCAGGAGTCGTGTCTGTCAGAGTAGTGGTTCCGGTAAAAATCTTGTTGTTCCCAGCAGTAAAGACAACCTTTGTCCCATCTTGCTGCACAAACTCCGAAACGTGTTCGATCCCAGCACTTGAGCCTAGAACAGACGATCCGTTCGTCGAGGTCATGCTGTAGCCCTTTCTAGCAGCAATCCTGCCCTGCTTGTCTATCACGGCATTGTCAGCAATTGCTGCAAAAGCCTGAGACTGCATCAAAGGGCTGTCTTGGGTGTTAATTCCACCAAAGCCAGGAGCTGCAATTGTTATGTTCTGTAGTTGTTGAGCCATAGTTACAACCTAAAGAAATCAAGCTCCCCTGGCTGTCTGGACGCATCCATTGCAATCGCATCAGCCAAAGCACCCTGGGCAACAACGAACTGCTCTGCAGCAGATTGCCCACCAGTCTCTCCACGCTCCCTCAGAGCCATTGCATAAGCCAACTGGACTACTGGGTTGTCTGGTACTAACAACTGCGTGGCATCAGACTCCAGATCGGCTTGAGGTATGACACAGACAAACTTTAGCGTCTCGATAGCATTAGGAGTTGGATAGACAGAAACCCGAAGCAAACCATCCGAATCGACACCATCGATGATGAAGTCACTTGGCGATCCAGTGCTTGCCGTTGCCAAAATGGTCTTTTCTTCGTACCAAATAGCGTTTCTCTGCGTGAGGTACTTATTGGTCGTGTCATTCATACCCCTTTTGACTAAGGAGTTGATCTTAGCCCCTGTCAGGCTGTATCGAGCCTGATCTACAACAGTGGGGAAACTGACTGTCGATCGTTGCGAAGTCCACTCATGAGAGTTCTCAACAGTCTTCTTGGCATCGTTCACCAATTCACCAACCAGAGCACTGTAATCAGTCTCTGAGGCAGTTGTGACCACCGTTTCTCGCAGTCTTCTCAGGACAGCATTTATCAAATCTAAATAAGTCATATATTCAGCACCCGTGAAAGTAGAGGTGTCAGCTCGTAATCAAGACCGCGATTTTCCAGGACAGAAAGTGCTACAGGTGTCCTGGCTGTTTGCATAAATAAGTTGTAGACATCACCAGTACCACCGGAACCTCCCCCTGTGCCACCAGTGCCTAAATCAGTCCCTGGCCCCTCTCCACTACTAGGGTTGCAGTTCCCATCTGCTGGAATTGCCTGTCCTGCTAGTTTTGTTCCTGTTGGACAGAAACCGCCACCACCAGGGCCTGGATTACAATTACCATCTGCTGGCACTAATTGACCCGCAAGCTTTGTCCCAGCACCGCAGACATCATCTCCATCACCTGGATTACAATTACCATCTGCTGGCTTTGCGAAACCAGCAAGTTCAGTTCCTGGGCC